AATCGCAAGAAGAAATTGATCTGAACCGCAATGCCGGGCACCGGACCCGGGAGAAGCTGGAGGAGGGGATAGACTTGGAGCTCTCCTTACCGGACCCGCCGGCATGGCTGGATGAGATTGCGCTAGCTGAATGGAAACGGATGTCAACGATTCTATATGAACAGGGACTACTCACAGAAGTGGACGTTATGCTACTCGCGGGGTACTGCATGGACGTATCCAATCTATCACAGTGCATAGAAATAATCAAGGATAAAGGCGGGCTGGCCGTATACCTGGCGGGGCAGAATAGCCAAACGACACCAGAGATAGCGCTGATGCGTACTAGCAAGCAGAACATACAGAGTTTCTATAAGGCATTTGGACTTCTGCCGGTGCAGGGGAAGCGCCGCAAAAAACCAAAAGAGGAAAAGGCGAAGGACGATTTATTACATGGACGAGGTTAAATATATAGAGATGAAATTAACTGTATTAAAAGATTTTTCTAAAGAATTTAATTTAGACATTAAGCAAGCTGCATGGGAGCTTAAGGAGACATTGTCATGGTCCCCTGAGACAATACTATCATTTTTCCAAGAAGTTTTTAAATTTCTAAATAAAAAAGATGTCTGAATATCTCGCTGAACAGTACTGTGATGATGTACTAGACGGTAAAATCCTTACTTGTGAGTGGGTTAAACTCGCTGTAAAACGGCATAGAAACGATTTAAAACGACAGAAAACAGAAGGATTTCCGTATTATTTTTGTGAGAAAAGAGCTAAAAAGATTATAGACTTTTTCCACACATATCTTTATCATGTTAAAGGAGAACGAGCGAATAGAAAGGAAAAGATAAAGCTAACACCCTCATGGCAGTTTATCTTATGGAGTCTATTTGGTTGGCGAAAATGGCCTATCCCCGAGGGGGAAGAAGAGGGATATCGCAAATATAACATAGCCTATATTTCGACCGCGAAAAAATCTGCCAAATCGACAGTGGCCGCCGGATTGGGCATATTCCTCTTTCGCTTTGATGGAGAGGCGGGGGCTGAGGTATACAGCGCTGCCGCCACAAAAGATCAAGCAAAAATAGTTTGGAAAATTGCGCGGGCCATGGTCCTAAAAAACATTGAGCTAAGAAAATATATTCAGCCATATAAAGACATTCTGATCGATGACGAGACATTTAGCTCCTTTGAGGCCGTATCTTCCGATGCCGATCCACTTGATGGCCGTCATGTACATGGCGCAATTATTGATGAATATCACGCTCACAAAACAAATGAAGTCTATGACATTTTACAGAAGGGAACAATTGCGCGGCCCCAGCCTCTTGTATTGATTGTTACCACGGCGGGGTTTGATCCCGGAGTACCCTGTCGAATAGAAGAGGAATATGCACAACAAATTTTGGCCGGTCGTTTTATAAACGAATCCTATTTTGCGATTGTCTACACTCTGGACAAGGGCGATGATCCGCATGATGAAAAAACCTGGATAAAAGCGAATCCTAGTCTTGGCGTTACTTTCGAAATAGAAGAACTGCAAAAGCAATATATCAAGGCGAAAGATATCCCCCGCGAATGGAATCGATTTAAAACCAAACATCTGAACATTTGGACTCAAGCAGAAGAAATATGGATCAAAGAAGACAAATGGAAAGCATGTGAAAATAACTTCCCCGTGGCGGATCTGGCGGGCGCGGTCTGCTACGCGGGGGGCGACCTCTCTACTACTTTGGATATCTCCGGGTATTGTCTCGCTTTTCCTCCTTGCGCGAAGTGGAATAAATATCGTCTGCTATGGCGGTTTTATATTCCTTCGGCAGATCTCGAAGAACGAGTGAGGCGCGATCGGGTACCTTATGACCTGTGGATTGAACAGGGATTTGTTGTAGCCACGGAAGGCGCGACGATTGACTATGACTACATACAGGCTGACTTATTGAAAGACATGGAGTTATATGATGTGCGGGAGTTTGGGTGTGATCCGCACAATGCCAGTCAGTTTATAACCAATCTACATAAGGCGGGACTTGAGGAAAAGGTTTTCGCCTTCCCGCAGGGGTGGGCGCATATTTCGCCGGCCGCAAAAGATTTCGAGAAAAAGACATTAGACAAGATGATAGAATTTGCTTTTAACCCGGTTATAGACTGGATGATATCCTGTACATCGGTGAAGTCGGACCTGAATGGTAACATCCATCCGGTTAAACCTGAACGCAATAAAACCAGTAAACGTATAGATGGAGTTATGATGGCAATCATGGCGCTGGATAGGGCGGTGAGGAATTATGAGGCGCCATCAATTTATGAAACGAGAGGAGTGGTGGTGTTATGAAAATGAAATGTAGGGCATGGGATCTAATCAATAAACGTTGGGTTAGTATTCATAAATTGGTTTTGAGTATGGGATCTGATGAAGATAGGAATTTTGAAATATTTACCATAGAAGATACTAGCGGCAGATTTTATGGGTTACCTCTAGTAGACATTATGTGGTGGATTGGCCGGCACGATTTAACCGGACGCGATATTTATGGAGGGGATATCGTTGTCAAGGGAACACCTTCCAAGCATTCTGTTCCTGCCCTAGTTGTCTATGGTGAAGGGATAATCAGTCATGATATGTACGATGACCACAAAGATTATCCTTATTTAGGATACTTTTTAGATGGACTTATAGGATGTAATTCTGATTTAGATTGGGGCGATGTAACGATAATCGGAAATTTCTACGAAACTCCACATTTAATTCCAGATAAATGAAGAGGATAATGAGACTTTGATAGGAGGAACAAATGAAATCACGGTATGGGTGTATCGAGGCTTACCTAAATCATAAAGTTAATCCCGATACGAGAAAGAAAAAAGAATTTTTACAAATCAAGCGGGCGCTTGAAAAAATAATGGCAGCGCCCGCCTAAAATATAAACTAAAACCCTGGGAGGGGAACGTTGGATAAAGTAGTTAAGTGCGAACTTGGTAAATGGATAACTTATTGGCAATCGCAGTATGGAGCAAACAATCAAAAAAGATTTACGATTTTAACTCTTGATAATGAATTATTTAATGGTGAGAGAACGATAGAAAGATTATGTTTGATTTTAGTTAAGCAAATTAATTCTCTTGGTGATGGCTTTTGGACATTTGCATATATACCCGAAAGGCAAATATTTTTAAATAACACATGGTGGTCATTTTATTTAGCCAAACCGCTCAATATTAAAATTAATGGTGCGATTGATAGAGAACTAAAAAGGATATATTTAGATGCTTTGTGGGCACGTTTGGGCGAGGATTTCTTTGATAATATAGTTTCCATATATCTTTGTTGCGATTCTCTATTTGTTGGCCTTAAGAAAAACTATTATCACAATATTCGTTTTGCCGAGGGATGCGCTTATGCCGGGAAGCGCCAAAGATAAGTAGGAGCTAAAATTGGATTGCAAAGAATTTATGGATTTGTGGAATAATCAGGAATTAAGAAATTACATTATTTTGCAAGCTAAAAGACATTCAAACAACGATTGTATACAAGAAGATTATGTGCAAGATGCATGGTTGGCTATTGGCATAATTCCTTATGGCGATTGGTGTATAAGCGCTTATAAAGATATTGCATATAAGGCTATTTATAGTGCTTACTGGCAAGAAAATAAAACAAGATTGATGATGATAAGCAGTGTGGTTAGAGCTAAAAAACAGAGAATTATTTACTATGACGAAAAATCCGGGGGCCCCCAAGAAACACACAAAGATTTATATTAGAGATATTTTATGTTTCAACTATGAGTATGCCAGGGAGAGGGAATGATTTCATTTGAAGCAAGAACAATCGAGAATGGATATTTGCATCTATATAAAAATAAATGGTTGCGATTGAAACCAGAAAATATATATGGTTGGTATGAACCGGGGTGGATTTGCCCTATTTGTAAAATCAAATACGGAGCCGATGATAAAAAAATAAGATTAGTAAAGCGCGATGGATTTTATAGAATATCGTGTCCTATCTGTTTGGTCGAAATGAACAAAGAAGAAGTAAAAAAGAATTTTTACACTTTTCAGAGCGATGATGGTTGCCGTTTTAATAACAGACAAAACACGAAACTGTTTTATAAAATCGAAGTGAGATAATTTAGCGGTCTTTGTGGCCCTATCCGCTTTATAAATAAGAGCCAAAGCGAAAAAAGCTTTTAGCCCTGGGTTCTGCGGCACGTACCCCAAAACGTGCCGTTTTTTATTTGCCTATTGGGGAGCCTGACCCTCCCTCCCTTTTTCTATAGGCCCGCTACAGTGTTTCGGCCTGGGCGGGCCTTCTTATTTGATACACGGAGTATTTATTGACGGAGAAGGTGTCATTATTTTCCCGGTTTCGCGCCGCCTATAAAGTCTTTCGGGCGGCCGGGATCTGGAAACCTCAGACGATAACGGATCTGGACAACTGGATGGATTCGCTGGCGGGCGGCACCTCCATCAGTGGACCTTATGTATCGGTCGAGACGGCGAATAGCTTGCCGGCTTTCTTTTCAGGTGTCTTCCAGATTTCTCAAACCATCGCTTCCTGCGACCTGAACCCTTACAAGCGCAAGGGGGAGAACAGTAAGCGGTTGTATTCAGGGGCACCGCTGTACTACGTGCTGCGGGGGATGGCGAATCCGTACACGAATGCGTTTACCTGGAAGGAGATCAGCCAACATCACCTGATCGTTTGGGGTAACTGCTACTCCTATAAACAGAGAGACGGCGGGAACCGTGTCATCGGTCTTTGGCAACTAAACCCGGAGCGGATGCGAATCGAGATCGAGGAGAACGGCGCCCGGACCTATATTTTCCGAGACCTCAAATACCGGGAGCACCGGTACACGATGGACGAGATATTCCATATCCCCGGCTTCGGTTATGACGGCATCCAGGGATATCCGCTGATTACCCTTCACCGAGAAGCCATCGGTCTAGGGCTCTCCCAACAGGAGTTTACTTCCAGGTTTATCAGGAACGGGGCGCATTTATCGGGAGTATTTTCTCATCCTAAAACCTTATCAACTACTGCACATGAACATCTGAAAGAAAGTATCAAAGAGCAATATGGCGGATTATCCAATGCGGGTCGATTCATGGTAGTCGAGGAAGACATGAAGTTTTCCCCGCTCACCATGCCGCTAGTGGATGCGCAATTCTTGGAGAGTAAGGTTTTTTCGATTCAGGATATCGCCCGGATTCTAAATATCTCGCCATACAAGCTAAAGGACTATAGCCATGCCACCTTTAGCAACGTCGAACATCTGGGCATCGAGTATGTAACAGAAACCATAAGACCATGGGCGGAACGTTGGGAGGCATGCATCGATACGCAACTTTTTTCACCGACCGAACAAAAAAAATGTTTCGCTGAATTTAATCTCCGTCAATTAATGCGTGGCGATCTGACATCCATGATGACCGCTTTCCAGACGGCGCGAAATACTGGCGCCGTAAACGCAGATGATATTCGGCAAGAAGTCCTGGACATGAACCCGATTGAAGATGAAGAAATCGGACAAGTGTATCTGTGCGCTTCTACGATGAAGCCGGTTGAGCAGATTTTGCATCCGCCGGAACCGCCGGCGCCCGCACCTTCGGGGGAACCCGACGAGGAGCAGCCGGAGGAAGAGGCGACTGAAGAGGAAGAAGTGCCTGAAAAAAAAGTGGAGGAATAAGATGGATTTGGAAATAAAAAACTGCACACCCGAACCGGGAGAATCGGAGGACGAGTTTATCGGTCGCTGTGTGGGGATCATGGAGAGCAAGGGTCGAGATCCGTCACAAGCGGCGGCTATATGTCACCGTATTTGGGATGAGCCTTCTTCGAAGGCGACGATCGCGCCCGAGGCGGGCCGGCGCAAATGGTGGGAGATAAAAAATCAAACGGATGAATGCGCCGAGCTTTGTATCTTTGATGAGATTGGTTTTTGGGGCTCCAATGCCCGCGACTTCAAGGAATCCTTCGACAAGGTTAAGAAATCTAAGTTAATCAAGCTCACGCTAAACTCTCCCGGCGGTTCCTTCCCGGATGGCATGGCCATTTATAACATGATCGGTTCCATACGCAATCAGGTAGAAATCGAAGTGGTGGGGCTCGCGGCATCTATCGCTTCGATTATCGCGCTTGCGGGAAAAAAGCTCACGATTGCAAACGGCGCCTATTACATGATTCATAAACCGTATGCAATCGCGGATGGTAATGCCGATGACTTTCGAAAGGCCGCCGACGTACTGGACAAGATGGACAACAACCTTGCCGAAATCTATGCACGGAAGACCGGTAAGGATATTAAAGAAATACATGAACTCATGGACGCCGAAACCTGGATGACCGCTGAGGAGGCGGTTGATATGGGTTTCGCGGATGAGGTTGTTGACTATGGAGAAATCGCGGCCAAGTTGCCCGATATAAGTAAATACGGTTTCCAGAATGCGCCCATCGCTTTGGCTCAACCTATTGAGCAAAAGCCCAAAATCGAGACCGAGCGTCAGTTTGAAAAACACCTGCGGGATGCAGGTTTTTCCAAGACCGAAGCTCAGATAATCACGGCCAAAGGTTTCAAGGCGCTCCGGGGGGAGCCCGAAGCGCCGCAGGGGGAGCCTGTCAAGGAACCGGACCCGCCGGATTACAGGTATTCGATTGCGGTATTAGAAGCGGAAGAGTGCGCGAAAAAGTAAGGAGAAACAAATGGATATTGAAAAATTGAAGACACAGCTAGGAGATCTGCAGACTCGACGTGACGAGCTGAAGGCGAAGGCCGAGGCCGGGCCGCTCTCCGAGGCTGAGGCGAGCGAGCATAAGACCATCCTGATGAAGCAGAAAAAGATTGTCGAGGATATCGAGGCTGCTGAAGTTGGGGCTCGGGTCGATCGGTTCGTTGCTCAGTCGAAGGTGCCCGAGGGCGTGACCATTATTCCCCAGGGGATCAAGAATGGTATTCGTTCCATGGGCGAATTCTTCCAGGCTATCATTGCCGCCGGCCTTAAAGACCATGATGGGGAAAAAGTCGGTCGCTTCGAGTGCGGACGAACGAGTATTGATCTACTCAATCATCAAAAACAGTGGATGGCCGCTGCTTCGGGCCTGAATGAGGCTGTTCCTTCGGACGGCGGGTTCCTGGTGGGGACCGACTATAGCGGCGAGCTGTTGAAGGAATCCTACGAGACGGCACTGCTCCCGAAAAAGTGTAAGTCGCTTAAGATTAGCAATACTAGTAACTCCATGGAACTTCGGGGGCTGGATGAAACCTCCCGTGCAACCGGGAGCCGGTACGGTGGCGTGCAGGTATACATGAAGCACGAGGCCGATTCCACTACAGCGAAGAAACCCAAGTTCCGCAAGATCAAGCTCGAACTGAATAAGATGTTTGGGCTCACCTATCTCACCGACGAGTTGATTCAGGATGCTGCGACCCTGGAATCGTGGGTGCGTGAGATGTTCGCCGAGGAAATGGGCTTTAAAATGGACGACCTCATTATTCGGGGCAGTGGCTCCGGGGAACCCCTGGGGATTTTGAATGCGGGTTGTCTGCGGTCCATATCTGCTGAGTCCGGCCAGGCGGCTGATACCGTGATCGCCGAGAACGTCATTAAAATGTACACCTTCTGCCGCAAAAAGGCAAACTTGGAGTGGTATGTCAATGAGGAATTGCTTCCCCAGCTCATGACCATGCATATTGCCGTGGGCACGGGGGGTATTCCCATTTGGCTGCCGGCTAACAATAACCTGAATGGACGCCCCCAGGACACGCTGATGGGCCGGCCGATTAACTACATCGAGCAGGCTTCCAAGCTCGGCGACGTGGGTGATATCATCGCGGCCGATTTCTCGCAGTACTTGTTTGTCGATAAGGGCGATATCCAGCAGGCTTCGAGCATCCACGTGAACTTCACCACAGATGAGACGGCGCTGCGGTTCACCTATCGGCTGGATGGTCAGCCGCTTCCGGCGAGCGCGAAGACTCCCTATAAGGGGACCTCTGGAAACACCTACAGCCCGTTTGTCGCGCTGGCGGCCCGGTAAGGAGGAAACAAGATGTTTGATGAAAAGAGTCATACTGTAGGTTTGGTTTCTCCGGTTGATACTGCTGCTACCACGGTAAACTCCGTGGTGGTCAACATGGAGAACTACCATAATGTGGATTTCGCGGTGTATTTCGGAACTATCACTGGAGACACGGCGACGATTACTGTTGAGGAGTGCGACGACACCACTCCGAGCAATAGCACTGCCATTGCCTTCAAGTACCGCGAAAGTGGTGCTACGGGTACGAGCGATACTTATGGGGATATTACCACTGCAACCTCTTCGGGGGTGACGGTGGCGGATGATGATGACGATCATATCTTCCTCATTTCCCTCGATGCATCGGAGTTGAGTGATGGCTATCCGATGGTCCGTGTTGTGGTGGACCCGGGGTCTAGCATGTCAGCATGTGAGGTGGCGATCCTTGCCATCCTGGACCCGCGCTATCCGCAGAACGCTCAGGTGACGGCGATTGCCTGATCACAACGCGCCGGGGGCCTGCGGGTTCCCGGCGCGATTTTATGGTGAACCACACCGACAGCCTTTGGGCATGGTGAAAGGAAAAACGTAATGCCTGTAACGAATGTTCAGTCTCGATGGGCAAGCGGGAACCTGATTTACCACGAAAGCGGAAACTTGGGCGATACCGTAAACTTATTTACTATTGGCACGAGCGACGTGACGGTGGGGAACGCATCGAATGATGTGGACTTCCGGTATTACGGCTCGGGTTCTGTTTCGGCGGTTATTGATTGCGGAGCGGCTACCATTACTCTGGCCGGTCTTACGGCGACGACTAATAAACCGCTGACTATTACTGACGCCACCGCAACCTCCAGTACTACTACGGGAGCACTAATCGTAACGGGTGGCATTGCCACTGCTGCCGATCTAAACGTTGGGGATGATATTTTTCTGGCATCCGGTGCTGTTCTCAATTTTGCTGCTAGCGATGTAACCCTAACCCATTCCTCTAATTTATTGACGATGGCGGGTGGCGGGTTAACCATGGGGGCTTCGGGTACTCCGGCAGGTGATCTAATCCTTTGGGGTACAACCGCTAACTACAAAGTATCCTTTGATGTAGATGGGGATACTAACGGCAGATGGAACTTCGGTGACGATGATTATGGTGTTGATGTAGTTTTCGCTGGACAGACGGCAAGCGCGGCGGTAACGTGGGATTCTAGCGCGGATGATTTAATTTGGACTGGTGCCGCCAGAGCCATTCTCGGTACTTCAGGAACTCCATTAGCCCTAACTGCCGGTAGCCCTCTATTATCCGTCTATTCAACCTGTGCGGGTGTGAGCGGTTCAACTAATGCCGAACCGGTTGTTTTCAATTCCGTAATGACCGGCGCCGGACAAGTAGGCGGACGAGTTTTTGTTAACATGTCCACCAATGTTGTACTTGGTGGTTGGGCGAATGCTCTAAAGGTACAGGTACAAAACAATACCAATGGCGGAACGAATGGGCTGGAGTCAGTAGCCTGTCTTGAGATGGTATTCCCTGCCAGTGATGGAGATGGCACCTATACCATTTTGGAACTTGAAGCCAATTGTCCTACGGGCTGGGTAGGCACCGCTGCTAATTATCCATCCTACATAAACTTTAATCAGTCAGGTAATACGAAAGCCAACTGGGATACTGTTGGCAATCTATTTCAGATTACGGGTTACACAGCAGCTTCGGGCAAATTCGTTTATGGTAACACTGTCAGGATGTTGCTCGGCTCTACCTCCATGTATATTCCCCTTTCAACTGCTGAGGCTAGCTTCACCACCGCATATCCAATTGTTTCAACGAGTGTAACCGGGATTAGATCAAATGCGATCTTTGTTCCCGATGCTACCAGGACAAACTATGCATTCTGCATTGGTAATAGAGTAACTGAAAAAGATGTTACTATGGCCGCGTCTGCCGATCAGAACTTCGATCCGATGCAGATAAATCTAAATGTTATCGGTGCGGCGCCAACCGGAACTAGTACGCTCAACGGCATCTATCAGAATATAACCCATGATACTACCGATATGCCCAATCTTAGGCTAAAGGGTTGTGACTGGACTATTACTACAAACAAGCAGTGTATGGATGCCTATGTTGTTCAGACCGAATTAGTTGTTAGTGGAGACAAGACTTCCGGTGGCGAATTGATGGCGATGTCTGCCCTTACGACCCTGGGGGCTGGCGCGAGAACCGCCGATAGGGTACTTGCTTTCCAGGCAATGATTACTGGTGATGGTACTGCCGGAACGGTAGTGGGTGATTGTTTCGTTGCATATTTTGTGAATGCGGGAACCGTTATTACCACTAGTTCCATTATCAATGTAAGAAACCAGTCTGCTGCAACTGCGACTTCGGCCGTTGAACTGGAACTTGATGGAACCGTTACTTATGCGATTGATTTTCAAGGAACGGTTTCAGATGGTTGGACTTCGGGAGATGGTGCGATATCGGGAAGCACTGATGAATATGCCTTAATTCCTGTAAGGGTGGCCGGAATAACGCCCACTCTTTATATCCTTGCGGCCGAAGCCTGGAGTTAACAATGAGGCTTAGCGGGTGAGCCTTGAATCACCCGCTTAAATTTAAATATCCCACAAAAAACTGAAAGGGAGAAGGGGAAAAATGGAGCTTGGAGTATTTGATCGTTTGATCTTGTTGAACATTTTGCCACGCGAGGGCGATTTTACGACGCTCAAAATCATTCGCAAACTGCGGGAAGATTTATCGTTCACCGAAGAAGAGCACAAGCAACTTCAATTTAAAATGCTTGATGGCGGCCGTGTCGAGTGGAAGCAAGATGGTGATATTCCAAAAGAGATTCCTATCGGTGAGAAGGCTAATGATGTAATTGTTGGTGTATTGAAGAAACTTAATGCGGACAAGAAATTGATGGATCAACATTATTCTGTTTATGAAAGATTTATAGGGGAATAAATATGGCTACGGTTGAAACCAAGGTTGTCAATAATGCGTTAGTCTACTACGACTCGCGCTATACGAACCGATGGTTGGACGCCATCGGTGAGAACGTAAGAAAGTACATCGCGCTGGGGGGGATGCCGTGTGACGATACTACGCTGAATGTATCTGCATGGACGGTTACGGAAACAGATGGTGGAACGGGAGACACTTCTGTTACCGCATCGCAGACCGCCGGTAACTGTATGTTGATTACGACTGCTCAGAATGAGTATGACGGCGTATCCATGCAGCTTAACGGGGAAGGATTTGACTTCGCTGCTAACACCCAACTGTATTTCGGAATCCGTTGTGCAATTAGCGATGCTACGCAAAGCGATTTTTTGGTGGGGCTGGCCGAGATTGATACCACCCTCACGGCGGCCGATACCACGCACGCTTTAGGTGTTGGGGGTGACGGGGCATTCTTCTTCAAGCTCGACGGTTCCACCACGATTACGGCTTATGGGTACAACGGGGGAGCTTCCGCAAACTCATCCGCTTTGTCTTCGGTGATGAATACCGGCTATCACACCTATGAAGTCTTTTTCGACGGCACCACGATTTACTGGTACTATGACGGCACCCTGATAACCAGTGCTGCCTCTACCAATATCACCGCTGCCCTCACTCCATCCATCAGTTTCCGCGCAGGTAGCGGCGCGGCCTATACCCTGGAAGTCTCTTGGATTCGTTGCATCCAGGTGAGGTGAGCGGATGGCTTATTGCAGACAGTATGAGAAGGGGTCGGGGGCGATTAGCGTTACTCTCGATCCCGGTCGAGCTTTCCAGCTTGAGGAACTTCGATTTCACTATTCGGCCGCCGCAGCCAATGAGAGTTTCACTGTAACACTTGACTCTGGCGAGGGCTCGGAGTGGGATGTCGTTGTTGTAAGCCAATCAGTTAATGGGCTTACTGATTACGTCAAAGAGTTTACTCGCCCGCGGCCGTTTGCTAATGGTGACAAACTTAAGATTGCTCAAGCAAATGCGAATCTTGTTGTGTGGGGTCTGGAGATCATTTGGCAACCGCTATAAAAGCAAAAATCTACACCGCGCCCGCTATTGAACCCGTTACCCTAAGTGAACTGAAAGAACATTTGCGGATCACCACTTCCGGCAGCTTCGCGGACGATATCGCTGTCAATCAATGTATCGCGCCGGGCGCCCATGTGGTTGCGGCATCCTACTCACTTGTGGGCACTGGTGTAGACGTGCTCAACAAACAGGCTCTTGTCATTCTCAACTCTGGTACGAATGGGGCGAATGGTACGGTCGATGTCAAAATCCAGGAAAGCGACTCACTGGCAACTGGATATACAGATGTCACAAGCGGCGCCTTTACTCAAGTGACGACCTCCAATGACAACGCGGTGCAGGAGAAAGCGTATACCGGACTCAAACAATACATTCGTGCTGTCGCTACAGTAGCAACGGCGACCTGCGATTTCTCTGTTGACGTTGTGACAAACAGTTCGAGCACTGCGGAAGATACTTGGCTCACCAATATCATTCCTGTAGCACGCTATTGGTTGGAAAGGAAAATAGCGCGGGTATTTATTAACCAAACGTGGGAGCTGGCGCGGGATGAGTTTCCCCAAGTGGATTTTATAGAGCTGCCATATCCTCCGTTATCTTCGGTGACATCGGTTAAATATTACGACACCGACGATACAGATGAGACTGCATCGACTTTCTCATCGGCAGATTATATCGTGGACACCTACTCGGAGCCCGGAAGGATTGTACTGGGATACGGGGAGACCTGGCCGACTACGACTCTGAGGCCCGTCAACGGTGTGATTGTCCGTTATATCTGTGGGTACGGCGCCACCGCATCGAGCGTACCGGAGATGTACAAACACTCCATCAAGTTGATTTGCGGCCACCTGTACGAGAACCGCGAAGAGTCAATCGAAAAAGCGCTGGCGACTCTTCCCCTGGGCGCGCTGGACCTGGCCGGTATTGATGAAGTAGTAAAAATATGAGAGCTGGTAAACTGCGCCATTATAAAAATATCGAAGTCCCCGACGACAAGGCCGCCACTTGGAACGCGGGCGCTACGAGTTACACCACCTTTGCCTCTGTGTGGTGCAGTATTGAACCCGTGGGCAGCCGAGAGTTATCGGCGGCGGGGGGCACGGGCGGGGAAATCACTCACAGAATACGAATGCGTTATATCAGCGGGCTCAAGCCCAACATGCGGATCTCGCACAATGGACGGTATCTCAAGTTTGGGCCGCCGCGAATCGTAGATGAACGCAACCGCGAAATCGAAATCGAGGCAACTGAAACTGTATGATGACCGGCGTAAAAATCATCAGTAACATCGGCAAACGGAAGTTTGACAAAGAGGTGAACGAGCTGGCGCACTCTCTTGTCTTGGAGGCGGTCGAGATTGTGCAGAGAGAATCTAAAGCAATCATGCACAAGCATCGAATTACTGGTGAAACTGAGGAGAGTATACAGACACGAGACGCGACGAAACACGAATATCATCCGAGGGCCGAAGCCTATACGGCTATTGAACATGCCAGGATGCTTGAGTTTCATCAAGTACCGTTCATGCGGCCGGGCGCCAGGCGGGCGCGGAAGTTTATCCGCGAGTTGGTACAGAAATATTTCCACGATTGGACGATGAAAGGCGTGGTGAGAAAGAAGAGCAAGGGGAAGATTGGCATCACGAAATCAACATACTCTTGGCGGAAAAAGAAATGAGCAGCACCTATATTGACGAAGCCCTTGCCACTTACTTACTCAGTAAGTCCGATGTCACCACCTATATCGGCAATCGGTTCTATCAAGCCAAGGCCCCGGAAAGCTCACCTGTTCCCTATGCTTACCTACGATTAATCGAAGCCGATAACGAGCCCCAGATTTTGGGCACCGAAAAAATGGGGCATCATTTGTTTGAGATTGTTTGTGTCAGTCAGGCGGACCGGACGCCGAGCCATGCATTTTTGGCGGCGCAAAAAATTATCGGGAACCTGCGAGGATACCAGGGAAGCATGGACGGCGTGACGGTACGTTTTATCATCAACATTTCCGGACCCGAAGAATCTCCAGATCCGGCTTATGACGACCGAACGAATGCATCGGTGAGTTTTGAGATTGAGTTTGAGGAAGTGGCTTGAAGTTAACGTGGGCATTTGAAAGCTCGGGTATCGGGAATCAGTTGGGTTACACGACCCATCAAAATATGCTCAAACGTTCTTTGAAAAGGTTGGGTGTGGAGTTTGTACCCGAAGCGCCGATTACGGTGAGCTTGACGTGTCCTTATTTTTTTCGGCCGCGACGATTCACCAAGAATGTATTGTCCACCATGTTTGAGTTTTCAGCTATTCCATCGGAATGGAAAATATATTTAGACATGGCGGATCTGGTAGTTGTTCCCTGTAAACATAACCAAGAAATATTCGGTCAGTATACAAAGACGCCGATTGAGATTTGCCCGGAAGGAGTAGATCCGACATTTTACCCGTTTCGTGAACGGACATTTCCGGCGGCCGGGGAACCATTTGTCTTCCTCTTTGTCGGTGCGAATAATACGCGGAAGGGCACTTACCATACGGCGAAAGCATGGGAAAGGTTTAACGAACGATACCCGGAGCTGACAGACAAGATACAGCTAGTCATGAAAATGACAGATCCGGAAAAGCCGCAGGAAATCCAGCAGATCACCTGCAACAGTTACATCGATTGGCGGGTTCTACCGTTATCACAACGGGAGGCGATAGAAAAAAATCTGCCGCCGATGATGAGCGTCTACCATTACGCCCATGCGTTTTTATTTCCCACCCTCGGGGAGGGATACGGATTGACGATTGTAGAGGCGATGGCGACGGGCCTTCCCTGCATTTATACACCGTACAGCGGTCCGGTGGATTTTGTCGATGAGGCGGATGCCTATCCGATTTTTTACTCTCACATGTCGATGAGACTTTGCGATAACTTCGGCCGGCATTACTGCGCGGTTGCCTGCGCGGACCCGGACATCGAGCATATCGTCGATAGGATGTACGAGATCTATACGAATTACGGGGAAGCCTTGGAGCGCGGTGCGCGGGCATCCGCTAAAATGCAGACGCTTACCTGGGATAACGCGGCGGCGCAATTCTTGGATATCTTAGAATATCACTTTGGGGAGGCGATATAAATAAAATAATATTATGAAAGAACAAGGAGGGAGATATTGAAATGAGAAGACATTTATTTCGATGGATGGTTAAAAAGCTATGGCGATTGGAAATTGGGGTTGCCATGCCTCGATCACTTTTCATATTAAAATGCTTACTATTCCCATGGCGAGCAATACGGATTTTTATATTCACAAAATTGGCGTTTATTGAATCAGATCGTGATTTTTGTCGGGACAGAGTTAGGATTGGTGATTGTTGGTGGAGTTGGGATTTACTCGATCTGTTTGGGAGCCGGGTGGGTAGGTTTGAGATTGGGCGGTCAAATCGAAAAGAAGATTGGAAGTTTAAAGAGATTCCGGGAGAAATGAAGTGAATCTAAACTTAGGTTGTGGCAACCGTCAGCAGCCGGATTCCTACAACGTGGATATTCGCAAGACCGATATCACCGATTTCATTTGGGATCTGGAAAACACTCCCTGGCCTTTTGCCCAGGATGAACAGTTTGAAAACATTTACGCCATCGACATTGTGGAACACATTCTGCGGGTTCTCCCGTTTATGGATGAATGCTGGCGCATTATGAAACCGGACGGACTGCTGAATATACGGACTACTTTTTATTTGAGTCCGAATAGTTATCGAGATCCGACCCATTTCCATTTCTTCACCTGGGAATCTTTTGACTATTGGGACCCGCGCACTCAGTGCGGAAAAGACTATGAATACAGTGACAAAAAGTTTTGGATATTAGAACGGAATATAGACGGGGAGGAGTTAGTCTTTATGCTGCAGAAAAAAGTGTAATTAAAAAAGTAGGTTTTAATGAGCCGCTCTTCGGGGCGGCTTTTTTTGGAGCAATCATGAATCTTTTGCGTTGTGAGTTTTGCGGCAAAGAAATCGAACATGCCCACGAATCTGCTATCTGTACGGATTGCGGGCACATCATGAAAAAAACAAGTCCAATGAAAAAGAGAAATAAGGAGAAAGTAAATGGCGACTGAATATGGTTGGCGCGGTTCGGCTTATGACGGCGCGAATAAAGTTGCCGAGATCACCGATTGGGAAGGTACGTTTGATGGACAGCCGGTTGAAATAACGGCGTTCGGCGATCAGTGGCAAAAATGGGCTTACACGATTCGAAAAGCTAGCGGGACCATCTCCGGATTCTATGACCATACGGACACCAATGGCCAGGTAGCGCTGATCAATCAGTTCCTTGATGGCGGGACCATGGCCGTGGTATGGCTGTATTTGTATGTGTCGGGGTCCAAAGGATATTACGGCGAGGCGGTTGTCACCCCCAATATTTCTGTGAGCAACAAGGACATGCAGAAGTTCTCTTGTCCTTTTAACTCTCATGGAACCTGGTACAAGATGCCATAAAAAACAAGGGAGGGAATATGCGTGTTACGATTGAGAAGCGTTCCAGCTTTCGGCCAGAGTGGAACCAGAATCTAGAACTACCCGACACGGAACAGGTTGTCATCCACTACGATAACTTACCGTGGAATGAACGGCGCAAGTATCAGAAAAGCTCGGACCCGAAGATTACATTGCGGAATTGGGACAAGAAGACAGATAAAGAAATCGACCGTGATATTGATGCCCAAATGAGCACGGCCGAAGTCACGGTGATTACCGACGAAGAGGGAATGACGAAGGCGGCGCATGTCAAAATCGAAAACCTCTCAGATCAGGAAGGGAACCCGATTGACACCTGGGAAAAACTTTGCGCCACTCCCGATACTCCTCAGTTGAAGTTCTCAGATCTCATCCGCGAGATCCGCAATAAGGTGTCCGGGGCGCAGAAGGAACCCGACTCAAAAAACTGATGATCGCCTTTTGGTTGCATTCCAAAAGGCGATTTAAAGAACCTGATGAAACGTGGCGGTCCCTCGAACCGGGCGCCAGGGAACCGCTTTATCTAGACATTTGGATCTATCGGAACACGATACCGGATTACAAGACCGAAGAATATTGGCTGGCATATGAAGTCTGGAAGTGGTGGACCCGGGGAGGCTTTCCTTTCCCGGGGACCTGGGCGGATCAACCGGCCGTGGTGATTGACTACATCGACGCAATCGAGACAGCGCGGCAAGCAATGATTGATGAGGATAGAAAGTAATGGCTGTCGCTGAGGAGTCAAAGAAGAAATGTTGCAATTGTCATAACTTTCTTCCGTTCGAACATTTTATTAAAAACGGACGCGAGCAACGTACTTGTGTTAAATGCTTGGAACAGAAAAAGGAATATTATGCGCGGAAGCGGGAAGAGATTTTGGAATCTAAGCGCATATATCATATTGAACATCGAGAGGAGCGGATAGCTTACAACCGTCAATATGTGGGAAAAAATAGAGAGATTCTTTATGCAAAACAGAGAGAATATTGGCGGGTGAATAAAGAAACCCGCATGGCGCAGAATAAAATTTGGCGAGAGAAAAACATAGAAAGGGTAAGGGAATATAGAAAAGGTTATTGTTTAAAAAACAAAGAAATATTATATCAAAAAGCTTATGAGCGATTGGTTAAGAATCGTGCTCACTATAATGAAAGAGCTAGGAGAACACAGAAAAATAGACTTGCTCAAAATCCTCATCTTAGAGTTAGGCGCAATTTAAGTAGACTTGTTAATTTTTGTATCCGTAATGATTGCGGAAAATCACTAACTAATATTTTGGGTTACGAAATTGGCCAGCTTGTAAACCACTTGATAAATATTTCTGGTAAAGATGTATATGATAAATATGTTGCCGGGAATAGTGGCTATCACCTTGATCATATAATACCTCATTCGCTTTATAGATATCAATCATTAGAAGATAAAGAATTTATAAAGTGTTGGTCTTATCGAAATCTAAGACTTATACCGGGAAGACTTAATATTCAAAAAAGTAATCAAATAGATATGTCATTAGTTGAAAAGTATTGTATTGCGGATTTACTTCCGGAGATAGCTTAATGCCAGTAGCAGATGAATTACGTGTGATAGTGAAATGCGAAGTGAAGGACGCGATCAAGAATCTCAAGTCTTATCACAAATCCTCTCAAGACATCCTCAAGTCGATGCAGAGATTTGCCGTGCAGGCGATTGGTGTAAAGCTTTCTATAAACACAATCAAGAATGCGATTGGTGGATCTGTTCAAGCATTCCTCCAGCAGCAGTTAGCCTCTGAAAAATTATCTAGCGCGATTCGGGCGACGGGAAAAGAATCTCAAATATCCGCTTCTCAATTAGAAGCGCTTGCCTCAAAGCTTCAAGCGGTTACGGTATTTGGTGACGAAACAACTATTGCTGCAATGTCCCTATTACAAGGGTTGGCAAATCTCGATCAACGGGGATTAGAAAAAGTCACTCCCGCGATGCAGGATTTTGCGTCGGCTATGGGTGTGGATTTAGAGATGGCTGCTTCATTAATTGGCAAAACTCTCAGCTCGACAACTAATGCACTATCCCGATATGGAATTCAAATTGACACCAATCTACCCAAGGAAGAAAAGCTTGCTCAGATAGTCGAACAGATAGAACAGAAATTTAGTGGCATGGCGGAAACGGTGGGGAAAACGGCATACGGGTCTTTGGAAAAATTCAAGAACGCCATGGGAGATGCACGGGAATGGGGCGGCAAACTTATACTGCATTTTTTACAACCGGCCGTGGATTTACTTACCAGAATGGTTACCAAGTTTAACGAGATACAACAAATCAGAGACATCCTTAACAATATTGGGAAGGGAGTCTATTCCGTAGAAAGAGAAATAGAAACACTAACGGGAGAACTAGAAAAATTAAAGCGTGCTGCTGCCGCTGGCGGTGAATTATCTGGCGTCGGTTTAATGCGTGAAATTGATTTTCGGCAAGCTCAGCTTGATGCATTAAAAGATACTTTAAAATGGACAAATGCCGCGAAGCGAGCGGCAAAGGATCGTGATCTAGTCGCCGAGGAAGCGGCTAAAAAGGAAGCAGAGCGTGCAGCCCAACTAGCAAAATATTTGAAAGAAGTTGCCGAAGAATATGCCAAAACCCCCAAGGGTATGGAGGAAGCATTAAGGGCTAAGATTCAATATTGGGAATCAATAAAACGTCCTTCGGCAGAAGTAGTTGAAATCCTTGCACTGTATCGCAAACAACTGGAGGAAATGACGAGGAGTGCTGATCCGGCTGCCGAAGCGATAGAGGCGATTGCGGCCTACAATAAAGAGTTAGTGGCGGCCGTCCGGGAAGCAGAAAAAGCGGTTGAGGAATATGATCAGCAGTTTGTAGAAGGAGAGGGAATTGTCGCAGCCTATAACAAAGAGTTGGCAGCGGCACGGCGGGAAGCGGAAGGCGCGATTGAAGAGTATGACCGACTCCTTGGTGAAGCCAAGACGTTGGGGGAGGTGATTAAAGAAATAGCTCCCCAAATGGCCGAAGCCTGGGGGGCTGCTGTCGCGGATATGATGCATGGCACCGCTTCTTTGGGTGACGTGGTGAAACAAACCATTGCCATGATTCTTCGGGCGATCGCGGCGGCGGCGCTTTTACCTGGCGGGGCCGGTTTGAAAGTAGCGATTGCCGCATCTGCTTTGGCCGGCGCGGTATCCTCCTTCGACCGGGGCGGGGTGTTGAACGAACCCGTGTATGGGGTGGGAGTCCATAGCGGGCGGCGCTACGCGTTCGCCGAGCGGGGGCCGGAGGAGTTCGGCGGTGTAGGAAAAACCGGGCGCGGTCTTACGATCATACAGAATGTGTATGGCTCTGTCTTGTCCGAGGGTGAGCTGCTCGATGGGATCGAGGGTGAGCTTACCCGCAGGAGTAGGGGCCACTGATGGCGTTGTCCGGGATCTCCTCGGCCTGGCGGGCCAACAGGGAAGTGTTCCCCACCGGTAACAACCAGGACCGTTTCCTCATAGATTTCCGACAGCAGATATATCCTCCTCTCTCTACCGGCGCGGACCCGACCGCGCACAACCTCGCATACTGGCCGGTGACTAGCGCGGGAATCAATGGGGCCGGGAACGCGATGGGCGTCTACCATGCGGCAGTGTTTGGGGCCGCGACAAATCTAGTTACCAATCCTGAGCTAGTCACGACCGCCGATGGATGGACGGCAGCAAACTGTACTGCTGTCATTGCGGACGTCTATTACAGGGCACAACGGTTTTCGAAAATCACTTGCTCCGGTGTCGCTACTGCTTATGTGAGCCGTGATGTAGAGACCACGACAGCAACCCCAACGTTTTCGGCGAAAATATGCAAGGGTACGGGCAACGGAATAAGTTCTCTCCGATTTACCGACAATACTACTTCTACGATTCGCGGAAGTATTTATATTACTTGGACTACTTCTGCAGTTGCACTCGCAAATGGAGCTACGCATTTATTTTACGAATGGATTGATAGTAATACAGTTTGGGTGTCAGCGAATGCCGCGGGTTGTATAAATGAAAACGATAATGAGATCCGATTTTATCCTGAACATACCGAAGCGGAAAACGAATATGCATATGTCACCGCTATCATGGTGGCTGATAAAACTTATGCTTATCCATATACCGCCACCTCTTCGAGTGCCGCCGCGCCCAATTTTTTATTGCCAATGCCCACTAGTGGGAAATTTACACTGCGATTAGTAGTACTTCCATTCTTTGTTTACGATACTGTTATCCATCATAAATTTTGGGAGTGGTATATTGATACAACCCATAGATTGATTTTTTATTACAATACTACAACGGATGCTATTTATGTCACCTGGATTGATGGTGGAAACGCAAGAAATTTAATTAGCACACAATTTGATGATGGTTCCTCTTATACCAATATTAACCAATGGCTGATTATTGATGCCGCGATAGATTTAACGACCGGGACCACGGCGGGCTCTCAACTATGGATCAATCGTGTATCCAAAGATACTACGTGGTCCGGCAACATTGACGCTAAGACAAGTTATTTCCCGGTTGCCTCACTCGGCCACGAAGCGGGCGCGGCGCAAGCGGATTCCCTCTTTTCTTACGCTATCCTGATTCCCGACTACGTCGCTACCAATGCCGATGTCCAGAACGATTACAAGGACATCAAGCAGGAACAGATTTGGTGGCTGTTCAACGGCGAGGGGTGCGGCCGGACCTACTGCGACATTACCCGATTCGTGCTCGCGGCTTCGGGAGAGTCCCAGCGGGAAAACAGTAACGGCAGTCAGTGCGCCAATAGTCTATCACTTACCCTCAAATCGATTGAAGGCGAATTCGCCGATGATCAGTACGCCGCCTTTGATCCCACAACTGATACCTTTAATGGCACCAGTAGCCAAAAGTATATGCAGTCCCGTTGTCCGGTAATGGCGCAGAGTTGGTACAGTGGGAGCTTCGAACCATACTTTATCGGCCGGCTTGATGAGGCTATGTTCTCCCGGGTGTCTCCGGTTGACGGTATTACTACGGTAACCGTTAATGCCGAGGATGCCGTTAGCGAGATTGCCCGCGCCCGGCAACAAGTGTCCGTAGCATACTCGGACGATAAACTCTCTGACGCGACGGAGACCGATAGCCTTATTCATCAGATTGCCCGGCTGGCGACAAAGAAACAAGTCATTAATTATTTAGCCAATAGCAGTTTTGAAAACGATACGATTGAAAATAGCTGGATTGTATCCGGCGCTGATGCTGCGTTGACACGGGAGACCGGCGGGCTGTTTGGAACCTACGCGGGGCAACTAGTTTACGGATCTGCCGATGCATACGTTTGGCAATACACTACATTCACCGGGACGAAAAGATTAAACGTAGGTGAGACCTATACGTTTTCCATATACTTAAAAAGCGCCTCGACCTGTGGATCGACTATATATTTATCAGAGAATGATTCGGGGGGCGAACATGCACGAACATTTACTAACTGGATACTGACGGGTGGGGCTGGTTGGAAAATGTTTGAGGCATCCCACACTGTTACCGATTCCACCTCGGACCGTTTGCGTTGTGTTGTTAAGCTTGATGACAATGTCACTCTCCTGATGGACGGGGCCATGCTCACTCAGACCGCTAGGGCCCCCCTATGGTTTGTGCTCAATAACAACGACGGCGCGGCCGGCGTGGAGAGTGCCGACGATGCCGACTCGGCGGGGTATGACACGGTAGGGTTTGATGTTGACTACGTTAGCATCGTCCACCCGTATGCCGTCATAGATTATGGTGAAAGTCCCTGGGAACATTTGAAGGATCTGGCGAACGCGACGGCGGCCCGGTACCTGGGGATCGATCCGTGCGGATGCCTGCGGTACCGTACTCCATTTGCTACAGGATATGAAGATCCCACTTCATTACTGACCGTCGATTCCGGAAGCTCGATCGAGTCCCAGCTCTTGCCGGTAAGCGTCAACAAACTCGTGGTACATGGAAACAATATAGTCAAGAGCACGGAAATAAATCTGCTGTGGACTATTCGGGATTCTCGTCTGTGGACGGAAGAAATGGAGGGTATTGAGTTATCGGATGGAGAGTATTGGCCGGACCGAACATTAGTAGGTCCATTTTGGGCGGATTACCAGGATATTATTTTGCCCAAAATTCCCGAAAGCGTTAGAGATTTGATACGCAGGTGGCCGTAAACAACAATGAGTAAATGGGGCGAGGTTCGGCGACGCACCAAACGCGTTATCGAGTTACACAGAAACAGTAAGAAACAGTCTCAGCTATATAAGGCGAACCCCCAGACCTCGGAGGTGATCGGTGCTACCGATATCGCTCTGCGCTACACGGCGGAAGCGGGTGGACTACGATTAAACGACCTCACCACGGTTACTTTCGACTCCACGACTTACGCTACCAAGGCGCAAATATTACTCAAGAACGAAACGGGGGAAACGAGATATTTAACCGGTGTCTCTGTAGTCGGGAAAAAGATTACCCGGTTATCGGGCGATGAGGGATGGGTGCATGATGATTTTATTGACCCCGATTCTATATACCGAAACGGGGAGCTAAAGTTAGAGATCCAGAACAACATGATTGCATCCCTCGATCATGTGAACAAACTGGCGGATCTCGAATGGAAGAAGCGTAAAACCCCCAAACACGAATATCGCGCCGATTTTCCCGGAACATTGATTTTCTACGAACCGGGCAATTGTTATACGTTACAGATCGGAGGGGTAGGGGAGCGAGAGTATATCGACTCCACCGTCGAATGTGTGAGCAGGAAGTTTGAGCGCCGGGCCAACGATATCGGACGGACGATTGTTGTATTCGAAGAAATACTAGAAAACTGGAAGTTTGATTCTAGCTCTGTCGCCCGCTACCAGAGTCGGGGGAACCCCACCCGCACCCACGGGGGGTATGAGATCACGGTAGCCTCCTCGATCTATTGTGACAAGGCGGATATCTACTGTGACGGTACGGCGGATGATGTCGAGATCCAGAAGGCGATAGATCGGGCTGCTTCCAAGGGTGGTGGTATTGTCCGGCTCACCGGGGGGACCTTCAACGTCACGACTACGATTACCATACCTACGAATGTATTGATTATTGGGCGGGGCGCCGGCACAATTATTTCTTCCACGGGCACTGATGACGCTTTCTTATTTGCCTCCTCGGCAGCCGAAGGGATTGCCCTGGAGTCGATGACGATTACGAATGCAGAGACAACGGATAGCAACAAATATTTAGTCAACTTTAATGGCTCTAGTAAGAATTCGGTTAAGAACTGTATTTTGGAGTTTGTGAAGAGCGCTTGTATCAAATGCGATGGGAACAATAATAATCTAATAGAGAATTACGGTAGTGGAGGAAGGACTACTACGGTATATGCATATGGAGATGAAGTACAGTTTAATGCAAGTTTAACCTATGAAATATCTTGTGCAAAACTAGATTCGACTCATTTTGTTGTTGCTTATTTTGATGAAGGTAATAGTAATTATGGTACAGCTATTATTGGAACAATATCTAATGAAGATGAAATAGCATATGGTAGTGAATATGTTTTTAACAGTGCAACTACGTATTATATTTCTGTTTCAGTCTTAGATTCCACTCATTTTGTAGTGGCTTATTGTGATGATGGCAATAATGGTTATGGTACAGCTATTATTGGAACAGTATCTAATGGGGATGAAATAGCTTATGGCAGTGAGTATGTTTTTAACAGTGCAAATACAAATTTTGTTTCTGCTTCAACACTAGATTCCACTCATTTTGTTATTGCTTATGAGGATAGAGGTAACAGTGATTACGGCACTGCTATTATTGGAACAGTATCTAATGGGGATGATATAGCTTATGGTAGCGAGTTTGTTTTTAATAGTGCGGGTACAATTTATATTCCCGTTTCAGCATTAGATAGCACCCATTTTGTTGTTGCCTATCGCGATGGTGGTAACAGTAATTACGGTACAACCATTGTTGGTACAGTATCTAATGGTGATGACATAGCCTATGGTAGCGAGTATGTTTTTAATAGCGCGAGTACAGACTATATTTCTGTTTCAACATTAGATTCCACTCATTTTATAGTTGCCTATAGAGATGTTGGCAATAGTGATTATGGTACGGCCAGGGTGGGTACAATAGCTAATGTGGATGAAATAGATTTTGGTAGTGAGTATGTTTTTAACAGTGCAAATACAAATTTTGTTTCTGCTTCAACATTAGATTCCACTCATTTTGTTGTTACTTATCGCGATCTTGGTAATAGTAATTATGGTACGTTAATACGTGGTAGAATAATAGGCAACGATATAATTGGAAGTGCTGAATATGTATTTTTATCAGACACGTTCCTATATGGATATGTAACCGCATTACAGTCAACATCAATAGCAATTGCTTATAATAAGCCCACGGCTACAATAGGCTCTTCCCGTATTGTTATAATTCCCCAATCTTTTGCGGACACGCTATATATATCGGGCGATAACAACATTATTCAGGGAAACCATATTACCGGTTATTCTGCTGATTACGAACAGGAAAACGCGATTATTGTTTACGGCAATAGGAACGTACTTATTAACAATGTTGTTAATGGTGATGTCTCTAGCAGTAAATTAATTGAGCGTGGTATCACTATCGCAGAAGGTACGGGGAATGTTGTTGGTTCCAATCTTATTCAAGATTGTTCCAAAAAGGGATTAAGTGTTTACGGCGTTGAAACTCAGGTTGCAAATAATCGCTGTGAGGATAACGGAAGTGATACGGATATCTCTAATACGAACGAGGATAACTTTTACGATAGAGGGACGGACACACAACTTTGACTCAATAAAAATATCGAGGAGGAAACTGTGTAATTAGGGGGTTGGCTCTCCAAAGGGGAAATAATACGGACATGAAATTAAAACATATTTAATTCATAGCGAGCATATATATGGGTTTCGCAACCCCATAACATCGTTCGATCAGATTCCCTTTGAGGATCTACGACAACATTATGATCGCATACATGCCAAATACCGATTTCCAATCCATACCAGCGAAGCCCCCCCCATATTCCATATATGATTCGATGGGGATTCCACAGATCAAATTTAATCATGGTTTGTCGGGAATCTGCCGATATGCCCAAGAAAATTATTTCCCAGGCTGTAAGTTCACCTTCTATTTTTATATAAGTACTACGGTCTGGTTCGCTGTAAAAGGCAAGACATTGGGAGCCATTATAAATCGCCAAACCGGTTTTGGGCAAAAACCCTGATTCTAAAGCAAGTATTAATGTTAACCATTGCATGGTTAAAAATATAACAGAGGAATAGAAAGAAATCAAGCATTTTTGCGGCGGCCTTTCGGGGCCGCTTTTTTGTTGGAGGAAACCTTGAACAGTTGGATGGCCCCCTATGATACCGGTTGGCTCCTTAACGAGTTAGGCGGGGCGGGAGTAGCGGATTGGACAGATGTACTTCTAGGTGACGACCCTACGGATAAAACAGATTATATTACGCACAATTTGAATGCGCCCCTATATAAGCTGTTTGTAAAAGTCTTAATCAGCACAGATGGAACAGATAATAACAGCTTTGAACCAAATGGCATTTCTTATAATTCTCCTGACACTCATTATGGATATATGGTTAATCAAATAGATACAAATAATATTGGCATACAAACCGGATTACTTGGAATTGGATATTTAGATAGTAGCGGTGATTTTATCGCCATAAATGCTGAAAATTGGTACTACCGAGTAAGAGTCTACTACTTAGGATAAATAAAGGAATAAAAAATGTCACCCGAACAAGAACGGTTATTGAATGAAACCCATGGGATGGTATGCAAGCTATACGGTGCTCTATATGAGAATGGGTTTACGGAGGATATCCGCGAAATAAAAAGAGTGATTAGCAGGCACCCGAAAAAATGTCCTTATCTGGCGAAGCGGAAGGCGCGGCCGGGCTTGGTAGCTCTCTACGTCGCGGTCGGCGGGCTGATATCCAAGGTGCTTGAGCTAGGTTTGCGCGCCGTGGGGCTGCTATGAGTGAAGTCGAATGGCTCCGTATCGCCAAGCTGAACTTCGCCCGCCTTCAGGTAATGACCCCGGCGCAAAAATGGCGCCATTGGCTGTTGGACTTGGTAGACGCTCCCTATGTATGGGGTAAGGAAAATCCGCTCGAAACAGACTGCAGTGGTACCGTGTGTTTCGCCTTGTGGATGATGGGATACAACATCCGCACCACGGCTGACCGACTTTATCGGGCGGTTTTCACAAAGCCGCTGTTGACCCTCGGCGACCTGGATATTTTGGGCGCAATCTTCTATCTCAGGGATGGCGCGGCGAAACACGTAACACCACTAGTAGGCCAGGAATCTCTACTCGATGCCTCTGGTAAGGACGGGTTAGTCATTATCAAGCCAGCGCGGAAGGTATTCGAACAACGATTAGCTGACGGGTATCAAGTTAGGTGGCAACAAATAGACTGGGAAGCAACTAAGAAGCTATCGGCTTCCGGGTCCGAAGCCTGGGATGTAGACCCGGTATTAACTAGAGAACAAGGGGAGGGGAGTTGTGATTATCGGATTAGTCGGTCATAAGAGAAGCGGTAAAACGACTGTAGCGAATGCATTATCTGAAAAAGGATTTGGTATCTACGCATTAGCCGGGCCGTTGAAAATGGCTTGTATGTTGATGTTTGATTGGGATGAAGAACATACGGACGGCGACTTAAAAGAGATAATAGATCCGCGCTGGGGAATAAGCCCACGACAGGCCATGCAGCATATCGGTACCGAATGGGCGCAGTTTGAGTTACCAAAAGCATATCCTGATTTTGGGATTTTGAATGGCCGGCTATTTTGGATGCATCTATTTCATACGTGGTACAAAAAAAATGCAGATAGCTGGCATGGCATTGTAATACCCGATGTCAGATTCTTACATGAGGCAAATTATTTAAAGGAGAACATGGAAGCAAGGATTTGGAAAATCATGCGGCCTGGATGCAATGGTGACAATCATGCGAGTGAACAGGAGATCGCATCCATCGAAGCTGATTTGACTATTGTGAATGATAGCACCTTGGATAACTTGACTGATAGAGTTTTAAACAAACTTTGCGGGGAGGGGAGTTGACAACAGAGGTTAAGCGGAATGGATATCCAGTAGTAAGGGTAAAAACGGATAGGTCGGTAGTCCCATTGGTAGCGGTGGGAGACGCGCACTGTGGGAGCCGACACTACAACGAGGCGGGGTTGAAATACGTTACAAAGTGGATTGCAGATAACGGTGCAATATGGTTTGGGATTGGGGATCTGATGGAGTGCGCGACAAAATCCTCGATCGGTAGCGGGGTTTACGAACAAGTAATGAACCCGCAAAAACAGATCAACTACTTGGAGGACCTGCTGCGGCCAATCGCCGGCCAGTGTATCGGGATGATCAAGGGGAACCACGAGGAACGGGCCTACAAGACAACCGGTATCGACCCGATGGCGATTATTTGCAATGCGCTATCGGTACCATATTTGGAATGGGAGTTGTTTGGTATCATTTCGGCCGACCGGACTTCTGATAGCTGCGCCTACAGCCTGTATGCCTGTCATTCCTATGCGGCCAACAAAAACGCCGGGCTGGCGCTGAACTGGACCGAGAGAGAGATGTCCTATCTCGGCGCCGATATCATCATGCGCGCTCATTCTCACGATGTGGGGTTTGACCCGACCGAAGGACTGGAAATCGATCCATGTCATTTTTCTGTGAGGAAGCGGCGGCGCTATTCGGTTATGACGGGACACTATCTCAATCGAGTCAACAGTTACGTTGCGGCCAGGGGTAGCCGGCCCAAACCGATGGGCACCGTCGCGCTGTGGTTGACCATGAATAAGGATAGCCGGACGGTCAAGCCGGAGTATTTGCTGGTGGCCTAGTGTTGCAAATCATCGGTAGATAAAAATAAGTGCCGATGTTTTGTAACAAATAGCAAGTCGTTTTTGT